AATGAAGTTCCAATTCCAGTTTTTCCGTCACCTTTTACTGTTAGATAAGTGGCAGAATTATCAAATTTACGAACACTTAAAGATTCATCTGAACTATTTGAGCCACCTTGTATATGCACCCCATAATTTCTTCCTGCTGTAGCTTCACTATTAACAAACTTAGCAATATTTTTTTCATCAGCAACACCGTCAGAAGCACTAACATTTAAAACAGCTACATCATCTGTAGTGTTTCCGATGGATACGAAACCACTGTCGTGTATGCGAAGTCTTTCACTGCCATTAGTAGATAAACGCATATCACCATTAGAAGCATTAGACTCTATAGATGCTTTTATACCTGTTTCATATTTAAAATTAAGAATACCTGTACCAGAACCACCAGCTTGTATATTAATCGTGCCACTATTAGTGCCTGAATTTCCAGAACCACCTACTGTAAGTGTTCTAGCATCACCAGAAGCAGAACTAGACAAACTAAGGGCTGAACCTGTTAGCACCATTTTATCACTACCACCAACTTTGAAATCTATTTGATCGTCTGTAGATGCGTGAATAGAAGTATCTGCATCGCTATCCAATATCAATTCGTTGCCGTTAATATCTATAGTGCTTGATGTTGAAATAGTAGTAAAAGCACCTGTAGAAGCTGAATTTGCACCAATTGGCGTGCCGTCAATAGCACCACCGTTTATATCTACGGTGTTATTAGCTTGCGTTGAAAGGGGTAAGGTAATCCAGGCGTTGTTTGCTGCGTTTCGCAGTTTTAATATATTGTTGCTGGTGTCCATCCAAAGTTGGAAAGCATAAGTCGTAGAGGGAGAGGAAGATCCGCTATTAGTTGAACTAATAGCCAATGCCATATTGTTAATGTCTGCTCGGACCGTAGCTCCAGAAGCATTAGAAATTACATAATCATGTTGAGGCATTTAAGACCACCTTTATAGTTACTAAAAATAAGTTAAGTTGCATTTTTATCTTGTCAATATCCACGAGCTAAATAGTAGGCAGTTCTGGATATGCCAGTGCCGCTTGCGTTATAAAAACGTAATGTGAAACCAGTAGCTGATGAGTTGGTTATTGCATAATAATCACCAGTGGCCATGTCGTTAGCAGTTATGGCCAAAGTAGGCGTTGCTAAGAATGAGTTGTCGTAAGTAAAAGATGTGCCACTGGCATTGGTTGTGGATGTTTCTGATTCAATTCTAAAATAAACTTCGGCTTTAGCTTGTAACTGCGAAACATAAATCTGATGGGTTGGATCTTCTGTCGTGCATTGCACCTTAAATTTGAAACCTCTCGCATAATAATTTGCAATTGTAAATTCTTGATAATCACTCCAGGTTGCAGATCCGCTTGCTGGATCATCATTGGTAGTAGCAATAAAGAAAGTAGCATTAATATCATCAAAAGAATTGCTATCTATAGCATCCCAAATATCTATATTTCCGGTTCGGTTATCCCAAATGTTTGTGGTTGAATCTGTAGTAAAAGTTATGCTGCTCGACAAACCTACGTTATAAACTTTACCCATGTCAATTTTGTTATTGAGTTCGTATGTGCCTAACGAATCTAAACCACCAATGCCGTCAATCAAACCCCAAGTATCGACATAATTAGCAACTGAATCCCATAAAGTATCTGCTTCTAATTTCAATTTTCCAGCATCAACAATCATGTTTGATTTGGTGCCAGCAAAAGTTGTATCGGTGACTGTAGTTTGCGTGCGTTTATCAAATAAATTAGGCGAAACAGTGTTGACGATAGATTTGGCAGTAACAGATTTGTTACCAGTTGAATCAACTGCTTTGATTAAATAAGTACCAGTTAATAAAGGCATAGAAGCGGCATTAGCAGATCCTGGTATATCGGATCCTATTTTGATTGCCGTACCCCAAGCAGCATTGCTAGTCGCTACAGAATGTCTAATTTCAAAAGTTCCCCCAACTTTGACATCAAGATCGCTAGTTGGTGTCCATGACAAATTAGCTTGCGTGCTTTCAGCTCTTAAATAAAAATTAGTTACATTGGCAGGAGCTGCACTCAAGGCAGTTATATCGGCAGTCGTGTTAGCGTAACCAGATTTAACGCCAGCAGTGTTGACAGCTCTAACTCTAAAATCGTACCTTCCTGGTGTAATGTCATTAAAATCAAAAAACGTAGCACTAGCAGATCCAACTCTTTCGTAATTGGCAGCAGTGCTTGTTAATTTATATTCAACCTCGTAAGCATCAATGCTGACTCCTAACGCTTCCCATTCTATATTGCTAGCTGCTGTCCAAGTCAATCTGGCTTTGGCTTTGACTCCAGATCCTAGAGTCGTTGTTACTAAGCTCTCGGTAACGCCTGTTATTGCTGGATCATTCAAAGCAGGTAAAAGAGAAGTGTTTTTAATTTCAAACACTCTGTTGCTCATCATTGAATGACTTCCTAATCTGTTTTTGCTTCTAATACTAATTAAATATTGTCCAGCCTCTAACGAATCAATAGTAAATATTTCTGAATTAGTTTTGTATTCAATAGGATAGGGATTATTTATTAAAGTAAATTCAGTTGATGCAAAAGCATTGTTTACTTTAACGACAGATATTTCATAAGATTGTATATAGATATCATTAGGTTGGTCCCAAGTAATAGTCAGCCTGTTGAAAAGATTAGGTTCAGCAAAAATCAATTCTTCAGTTGGCTCGTTAATAACTGGGTTGGCTACTATTGAAAGATTTGGCAGGTTGGTGTTCGGTGCAGTATCTTCTTTGACTATTGCTCCAAAGTTATAAACATCATCATCATATTCTCTTGCCACGACTTTGACTTCGTCATTGTTTTGCAGTTCTAATCGTGTGATTCTAAATTTCTTGCCACTGTTAGAATTCAAAGTATTCCAACCAAAGGTCTTTAAAGATATAAAACAAACATCGCCAACTTCGGCACGTAAGCCAACAATTGTCGTAGTAAATTGAAAAACTAGGCTTTGCCTGGATTGTTTCATATTCATGGTTGCAATCATTGCAGCACGCTCATATTGATCTGTATAAGGCAGCTCTATTGATTTTTTTAAAACCAAATCATTGTCTTGCTCTTTAAATGTTGTACTTTTAACGATGGCAAAATCACCTTGTGAGTTTTTTTCTGGATTTATAAACGAAGCCTGCATTTCATTGGTTTTATAATCTTTACCACCCATGGCTAAATCGTGACTGCCAACAATATTGCTTTCGTCAAAAGTCTGCACTGCTGTAGCTGCTGCATCGATTATTAATTTATATTTACCGCCAGAAAAAATTAAACTGCCACGGCAAGCTGTGAGTAATTGTTCAATGGCTTTTAAAGGCGTTTGATTGGTTGCTAAAATACCATTGCAAGTGTATTTTTTTTGAGTTTTATCACCGACTGTAACTTCTTGATTGCACTCATTGGCTGCTGCTATGAAAGACGTACTATCAATATCAGCAATAGCAATAGATCTGCCATAAATATTATTAGTTAAATAATCATAAATGCATAAAGCTGGGTTATCTGAATACAAAGGATTGGCATTATTAGTGTTTGGATGACTTAATTTTTTACCTTTAATGTCAAAGTTAATTTGCGGAATCCCAGTTGAGCCAAAAAGGTCGTTATCAAATGTTAATTTCAAATAAACATACGCAACACCTTGTAGTCGATCAGTAGATTGCCAAGATGTTTCATTTTGTAAAAAATAATCTGCTTCTTGATCTGATTTACCTAAATGTTTGCTGATAATTACATTGTTTCTGTATTTATTTTTTAATCCAAAAGCTGGAAAAAGTTGATAAAGGCCATAAACATTCCAAACATCACCATAGATTTTTTCTTCGTTGAAATAAATATTTTCGATGCTTTCAATCTCGCCCTCGCAAATAGCGATGACCATGTGCAAATGTTGATTAGCATCGCCTGTAACTTCGTAAAATATAGGAGTGCCACCAACTCTACGTTTGCCGTAAATTACTGGCAATGTATTAGTATTTCCTTGTGCGTTTGATAAGGCTTTCGCACCTTGACTGGCTAATGAATCTTCAAAGACTGGGACATCCATACCTAAAATCTTCACAGTAGCATCTATGGTTCCAATAATGACTACAGCTCCAATAATTGCTGCTGTCGTGCCAGTAGCAAGACCAAAAGTAATCATAGTTCCCGTGGAGGTTGCAAAGGCTACAACAGTGGCGATAGCTTGCGGTGAAGCAAGTGCCGAGCTAGTAAAAAATAACCCAATAAAGGCTATAAATAATTTTTTTAACATATTCATATTGGCAACCTGTAGGCTTTGTCAAAAAAATTAAAATCTAAAATGCTCGTTGCGTTAATGCCAATTGTTTCATCAATAGAAATAAATTTAGTACCGATACACAAATGGCACATATCCCATTTTTGATCGTGTTTAATTAATATGTCACCATGCTGAGCTTGCACTGGGTTTATAACTAGCAAGCCTAATTCTTCGCATTTATCCGATACTTTTTGAAAATAATTTTTTTGAAATGTAATTGCACCTGCTTTGGTGTTGTATTTTTTATATGCAATCTTTAAAGTTTCAGTACCCAACATAAAATCTAAATATTCTAAAATTAAGGTATTGCAATCGTTCACACCCCAAGCAAATTTTTTACACATTTTGGGTTCGATAAATTGATTCAATTTAACAATATTCATTAGCGTATATTTCCTGGCATATTAATAGTTGAATTTGGACTGCCAAATTTTGCATTTCCTGTCGCTTTAATTGGTAGCTCATAAACACCAACACCACCGCCAAAAGCAGAACTGGTTGCTGTGTCTGATACCGTGATCGTAAAATAATCAGTGCTGGTTGTAGCATCGACGACGGTGTGTGTTGCGTTTAATGTAGTTGCTAAAACACCGCCAACATCAGTTAAATCTTCTAAAGTTATGACATCGTTATTACTTAAACCGTGTGCTTTTTTATGTACTTTGAGGGTCGTTGAACCAGACGTTGTTTCAATTGGATTGGTTAAAACTAACACACCGTCTATGGTTGTAGCCAAACCGCCACCACGTACCGAAGAAGTTGCATTAGAACTAACGGTAACTGTAAATTGATTGTCGCTAGTTTGAGCGACGACAGTATGCGTTGCGTTCAATTCGCTGACTGGAATACCGCCAACCGTAACAGCATTAGCCATAACAAACGTATCTCCAATCACTAAGCCGTGATTATATTTATCAATGATTAAAGTGTTACTGCCTGAGGTAGTAATAATAGCTTCGCCAATTATGACAGTTGAAGTAGTAACAGCAACGGTGATTGTGTCGCTAGTTACCGCCGTCACTTTTTGATCTTGAGTTAATAAAACACTATCTATCCCACCAACTGAAGTTGTATCTAAATTCAAAGATAAAAAATCACCGACATTTAAAGAATTATCAGCATTGACAGTAATTAAATTGCTGCCTGATGTTGTCTCTACTAAAACTGGCATAATTAAATTGTCGTCAATAGTGATTTCAGATCCACCAAACTTACCGCTTTTAACTGAAGTCAAAGAATCTGGAGCATTAATATCAAAACCATATCCGTCTGAATCTATACCAATTATGGTTTGTTCTTCAGCTCCTTCATTAAAATTTAAGGCTGAAGATAAAACGGTTTCTCCGTCTGCGAAAGTTGTAGAAACAAAGCCATTAATTTTGACTTTATCACCAACGCTATAAGAGCTAGTTGAATGATTGGCGTAGCTGACGTTGATTAATATAGATCCAGATTTTAGGCTAAACGCCGGATTAGTTGGCCTAAGTTCTGTAAATATAGATTTTTCGCCAGGTGCTAAATTATTACTAATAGATGTTATTTCACCGCCAGATGCAGCAGATCCGCTTCCCATTGCTGTGGCACCAGCAGTTTGACCCCAGTTCAACTCTTTAACAGAAGCCGAGGCAAAACGGAATCCAGTATCGCCTGGAAAGAAACTTTGCTGTGATTCATTGTTAGTAAAGCGACCAGTTTTTTTATTAAAATCAATAAAATGGGATGATGCTGAGACTATTAAAGAAGATTTACCGGAGTCTGGATCTTCTTGCACAATTGGATTATTTATTCTGCCACTAAAAATCAATATTGGATCATTGATTAGTTGCTCTGAGCTATTTAAAAAACCTTTGTAAATTTCAATTTTGCGATCAATGTAATTTTGATTTAATAATAAATTGGTATAGGTTTGGTCAACCCCACTTAGTGAAATAGATAAACTCTCAACGACAACATCGTTGGTTTCGGTAATATTTGTAAAACTTAGTAAGCTGCCAACTGGCGAATATGTGTTGCTATTATATGTGACTGAAATATAACAATCTGATAAATAATAAGATCCTGAATCTAAATGTAAATTAAGAAGATGAAAAGGGCGATTGGCACTTTTTACTATTTCTTGTTGAAATGCTGTTGAAGATCCTCTGTCCATTTAAAATATTTCAACTAATTCAAAACTCAAACTAAAAGTCGCTGACGTATTAGTGCTAAAAGTTGTTATATCACTCACAAAACTACATACAAACGGTACCGATGCAAAAGTTATAGTTTCATTGTCTGCAACTGCGTTTAAAAGATTTGGAGCAAAGGCCAAGGTTGCTGTGCTGTTGCTTGCTGAGTTCATGTCTGCCGTTGCCATGTAAACTTTGTTGTGACCAGAAAACTTGAAGAAATCGCCAGCTTTTATAATGCCGTTAGTAGATGCCGATAAACCGTCAATACTAGCGGAACTAACCCCTAGTGCTAACGCTCCATTGACTACTGGATTTTGTGAGGTGATACCTTGTGAAACCGATATAACCGGTGGCGTAAAAGTAAAGGTTTCAAACTGTCCACGTTGTGCCATTGCAAAAGCGTAAATCGGTGCAAACTCGGCTCTGGTCAATGGGGCATAGCTAACTTTTAAAACCCATCTTTGACCACCCCTAGTTCTTACTTGCCGTTGTAAATTTTGAGCTACAGAAACTAAATTTGGCTCTATCGATTGAATTTCAACTGAAGATGGGGCTGGACTGGTTGGAAAAGTGCCACTCATTATGCAAAACCTCTACGCCCGTGCTTGCTAAATTCATTTTGTATTATTGCTGAAATAGTTGGAGCGTTTTCAGTAATTGCTTGCAACGTATCTTTAGAATCAAAACTCTGGATGTTGTAAGTTATGTTGACGTTAGGTGTTTCGCCGCCAGTACCAATCTTATCGTTCGGCGTTACCATACCAGTTCTGCCTGGCGTAAATAATTCAGGTCCTTCCTCACCTACAAGAAAAGTTTTTCCTGCTCCAATCGTGCCGCCTTTAGCTGCTGTACCGTCTACGCCACCAAAACCAAAAGCAGTTTTAACTACTCCAACGGCTCTTTGCACTATAAATACTCTAATTAATTCAGCTAAAATCTGTTTTAAAATACCGTCCATCATGTCTTTCAGACCTTCGGCACCTTTGCCAATATTCATAAAAGCATCCGTCAAGCCGCCTTCTAAAGTATTACCAACTTTGACACCTAAAGCCTCCATATCAGCAAATTTATTTGCACCATCGTTAAAAACTTGATTAAACCCCTCGCCAAACTTATTTAAAGATTTTGTCGTTGTACCAAAACCAGCACCACCTTTGTTTAGTTCATCTAATTTAAGTTTGGCATTTATAGAATCCATACCTACTTCTCTGATTTTTTCTGCAAATAAGCTGGCTTGCATTCCCGCTTCTCCTGTAGCTTCGCTATACAGAGCGGTCAAAGCGTTTATTTTTGACATCTCTACTTCCATAAGGGGTAGAGAATTTAAGGCATTTAATATTGCGAGTGCAAAATCTAAAATTGTGTTTTTTGCGTTTACAAACCCTATTTCGAATATGTCTAAAAGCCTTCCAGCAGCAATTACAGAATCAGCTATTGAATTTACTAAAGTTATGCCAATTGTTTTACCTAATTCATCAAAGGTTCCATCTAAACCACGTCCTGTTGCTAAAAGGTTTGTAAACTTACTTGATATTTGTTCTAAAGCAGGTAAAAACGCACCCAAAATTGAGGCAACAATAGAGGTAATCTGTTTTTTAATAATGTTAAAGGCATCTGCAAATTTTTCTGCTTTTTTTATGGTTTGCCGACTAATAATTAAACCAAGATTCTCTGCTTCTTGATAAAACTCTTTTAGGCCAGCAGATCCATTTTTTAAAGTTGCAACCAAAGCTACACCTTCAGAATCAAAAAATTTAAAAGCCAATCTAACTTGTTCGCCGGCATCTGTAGTATTAGCTATTGCATCTGCTACATCAAAAAAGACATCTTCAATGTTTCTTAAATTATTATTATTATCAAATAATTGTATGCCTAAAGATTCTAATGCTTGTTTTGCTTCTCCTGTGCCTTTTGCTGCTTCTGCGGTTCTACGGATAAATCTTTGTAAACCCATGTCTAAGGCTTCTACTTTCACACCTGTTTGCTCGGCTGCAAATCTTAATTTCTGTAAAAACTCTGGATCTATACCTAATTTTTGTGACGTTTTGCCAATTTTATCTAGCATTGAGACATATTTAGAAACTACAAAACCTACAGCAGCTACAGCAGCAGCAATCCCAGCAGCAACTTTTGCCAAGCCTTTGCCTACTCCTAATGCAGAACTAGCTAAGCTCTTTATCATTTTTGTAGCTTTTTTAAATGGACTAGAAAATTTGTCCACTGCTTGAATCATTATTTTAAACTTTTCCATTATTTTTGTTTTCTAATATTTTTAAATAAGCTATCCATCCTACAAACTCGTCAACTGTCATCACGCCTATTTCATCTAAAGTTTTGTGCAAACGATCTGCTAATGCGTATTGCGTGAATAGATCCACATTAGCTGCTATTTTTTTTCTGCCGTCTCCACATCCTCAGTTCCCATAATCCAACTGCCGATTTTAGTTAGCACACCAACATCAACGTTGTTCATAAGTTTCTGTTTATCTTCCATAGTAAATAATTTATTACCATCGCTATCTAAAGCCTTGTGTATTAGTGCATAAGCAAGCAAAGCTAGATCATCATTTTTTGAAAGACGATATAGCTTGCTTGATTCCTGTAAAGTCAGGGGTTTTGCATAGATAACAAAAGGGTCACTCTCGTCACTCCATTCTTCAACCGTCATAGATCTAACATCCATGCTGTTGAAATGGGTAACTGCTTTGTCTATAGCACTCATTTGCTACACCGTTGCTGTACTTACAGCACCTGTATAGGTAGCCGATATTGATGCTTCAACCATGCCATCAAATGTTCCTGTAATGGATTTTGATGTAACGATTGCAGAACCACTGTAATAAGTGTCGCCTGATGCTGCTCCTTCTGGATATAAAACCAAAGTTACGGTTGCACCTGGTGCTAATGCAGTTTGTCCTGCTGAATCTGTTTCATCCCAAAATACATCAATAGAAGCATCTGCACTGGTTAACCCAGCGACGTAAGTTCGTGCTGTTGTACCCATTTTTGATGTTTCAATTGTGTCTGCATTGGTATTCAGACTCCATGTTCTAACTTCTGCTACTACAGCCGTGCCTATTTTTACTAGACCTTCTGATCCTGTATGTGTTGCCATTGTTATTCCTCATTTTTTGTTTGTTTTTTACTTACGGATTTGGAAGTTTTACCTTCTTTTGTCCAACCTTTTTCTAATAAATACTCCACCTGGCTAATATGAGCTTCTATGCTGCTAGTGCCATCTGGAGAATATAATTTTTCTGTCATAATTTATTCCTAAACGTGTGTTTGCGGTGCGTTTTCAATCGTCATATATTGAATACGATAATTCATCGATATAACCGCTACTGGCTGATCGCCTTCACCGTCAAAGTTAATTTCTGTGCTTTCCAAATACAGATCCTTTGCTTTGCCGCTTAAAGTTAAGTTGTTTGCTAAAACTGTTTCTACTTCTTGTGCAATGTTGTCCACAACATCGTCAAAATTAGAGGTCGCTTTGACATAACCTTCAACCACCAATGATAAATTTCTTAACATTGTTCGAGTGCCAGATCCAATAGTTACCGGCTCGCTTTCTTCGGACTTAGTAAAGATCAAAAGACCAGGCAAGTTTGCCGATCCTAATGGGTAAACTCGGCTCTCATAAACACGCGATGCAGTCGTGTTTAAACCTGTTAAAAGGGTTTTCACGTTCTCTCGTATGTTTTGCCGTGTATGTGCCATTATTGAGTTTCTAAGACCAATTGAGTTACGCCAGTGCCATCGGGTTGAACACTGATAATGTTATAAGTAACGCTCTGTATTTGAATCGTATCGCCAATCTCAACGCTAGGCATATCTGCTGTTCGTCCAGTTGTAACTGGTTGAAAAGACTCTATTTCCATGCCGGTGCCAGGATCTATTGCAAAATATTCTTTGTTAAGTATTACCTTAATAACTGAAGCAGATCCATTAATCGTAATCGTTGCCGATACGCCATGAGATTCTGTTTCAAAATATCCAGCTAGATCTGCGGACGATTCCAATACCATTACTTAGCCTTTTTTTTAGCAGGTGCCTTTTTAACAGCTCTATCTGCTTTTGCTTTGGGCTTATCTGTGACATCGCTGGCCGTTCCGTTTGATACGTACTGCCTTGCTTCGCTTGTAGACACTTCCACAATTGAATTTTTTTTACGCATAATGCCGCTAATATAAGCATCCATTTCCATTTTAATCTGTGCCATTTTTTACTCCTTGAGAGAAGGGGAGCAAACTCCCCCTCAATCAAAATTAATTAGACTGTTATGTCTTTAATTACTGCAAACGCATTTGGTATTCTTACCGCAACATCAACATCTTGGAAAAACGCTATACGAGTTCCACCAGAAGTAGATAAAGTTGAAGAATCGACAACTACATCAACACCGGACCAGAAACCAAGCATTACTTGTGAAAAATCACCAAGCAATAAAGCGTGACATGATCCAGAAGTATTACCTTTGGTTAATGTGCTAGGTACGTTAGTAGAGGCCGTGACTGCGTGTCCTAAAACATTGTTGCTGTCATTGAGAATGAAGTTACCTTCAACACCACTTGTTTGTCTTGGTATTTGTCTCATTGCACCAACTACGCCTGGGGTAGTAAGGAAGTTCAAAGTTCCTGTTAGAGCATTATCAGCAGCGATTGCAGCTTCCATGTCTACTACTTTAGGATAAGTTAAAGCACCACCGTTGGTACCAATAGCAACTACGTTAGCATCAGACTCAGTTAAGATTCCTGATGGCTCATTAGTAGCACCACCAGCAATTGCAACTTGGTCAATTTTTGCTGCCATAGTTTGGACTACATCATTTCTTAAAATAGCTTCAATAGACGGATCTGATTGAAGTGCTAATTTTCTTGTGTAGTCAACGTAAGTGGCAAGCGTTTTTGGAGCCATAGTTACTTGAGCAAAAGTGGCAGCACCTTCAGTTGGTGCAGCACCTTCAGCAACAAACGCTGTGTTAGTTACAGAAGCACTTAACTTAGGAATTGCAATATCGCCTTGTAAGCCAGTCATAATTCGCCCACCTAGTCTTGTAACCTGTGCAGCAGCGTATAATTCGCCGATGAACTCGTTAGCTAAGTGTTCAGTTCCTTTTAAGAAACCACCTTGTGAATTAGTACCAACCGTTTGATCCCTTTGTCCCCAGCCAATGTCCATTGGTAGGTAGAATCCTCTGGCTTCTTTGCCAGAACGACTTGCAATCTCTTGTGAGATTTCTCTTTCTAAACCTGCGTTAGACCAGTCATTCGTTGATGCTGCTCTTATTGCATTTAGCATAGAGTACTTGCCTCTTTCTTGTTTATTCATTCCGACTTGTGCGTTAGGTGTTTCTAACACTGCATCATCTGAAATGTTGTCAAGTAATATACCTCTAAACTGTTCGACGGTATGTCCTTGACCAATTGATTCATCAGCTAACTTTCTTTTATTGTGTTTAGTTGCCAATGCCATAATTTCTTTTGCTTCTTTAGCCATTTCAGATCTAACAGTTATAGCTGCTTCGTTTCTTACTTCGTCTAAATTAACTTCCGATTTTACTTCTTCTGTCATAATTTTTTCCTTTGAAAAATTGTTATTAATAGCAGGGGTATTAACCTCTGCACCTTGTGATCTAGCTACGCCGACCATTGGATTAGTATCTGCTGGCAAAGCCACCAAACTAGCTTCCATCGGTGTCCAGGTAGCTCTATACGTTGCATCTTCGGCAGAATCGTCTCTAACCATAGAGTTGATTCGATATCCGACTGATACTGATTTTCGGATGCCATCCAAGACATCTCGCCAAGCTGATTCCGCTAAGTCACTTCTCCCGAAGCGAATTTGTGCCAATGTCCTATTGGTTGTTGTATCAAGCTCAAATGATTCTACGATGCCAACTAGAGACTCAGTGTTGTGGTCGAGTAAAACCGGCATGTTGCCGCTTCTTGCCCATTCCATGTCTACTGACTCTCGGTTGTGATCTAAAATCTCATAACCAAAGCTACGCTCGACTGGTTCTTCACTCGATAAAGCAATACGGACGGTTCTTTTTTCTTCGTCTATATACTCAGCTCTTGCAAGATCAATTGATCGATAGCTTGTTTCAGAACTTACAGCTCTGTTTGTATCCTCTGTTTCAGTTGCTTCTGCTTCTACTTTTTCTACAAAGTCGGCTTTGGCTTCTTCTATTTCTGGATTTTCTATTACTTCATCCATTTCCTTTATCTCCTCGGATATGTGTTGTAATTGCGAATCGTTAGATTCACTTCTCAAATCTAAATTTTTATTAGATCTAAAAACTGTTGTATTTTTTTTCTTCATAATTTACCTCTAAGCAGAACAGCAAAACCCGTAAACCATTGCGATAACAAAACAAAGAGAGTGCCACCTTGTTTTGCTTTTTGCTCGACACAAAATAAATTGTGTTCCCACCTCAACTGCTTATTCATTGTCGCCGCCTTGTATTTCTGGCTCTACGGATGTTGTCGCTGCTCCAAATGGTTGGAACGCCGTACTTACGCCGTATTGTTCTGCTAGCCTTGTTTCACGGTCGTGCTGTTCAAATAATTCTTCAACATCACGACCATAAGTAGATTGGATATCTGCCATCGTGACTTGGCCTGATTTCAGACCCAATATATTTGCCTGGATCTCTTTTTGTGGGTCTACATAACTCCAGGATCTAGGAATAAAAGTTGCTGAATCGGCAAACTTATCAAACCTGGTCATAGGTAATGGGATTTGGTTGGTAGTCATTGCCATCTCTAACCACTCTCTAAAGACTGGTTCTATAAAATGAGCAACGACAAATTCTTGGATAACAGCAAATTGCGATCTATCTTCTAAAGATCCAGCTCTAATTGAACTGTAGTTAACCGAACTTAGATCGTTTGCTAATGAGTGATAACTGATATTAAGACCACTAGCGATACCTCTAAGGATAGCTTTTTCAAAATCATCAAATGCCGAAGTAGGGTGGTTGGGTTCAAACGATTTAAAATCCATGCCACTTGGTAATTGTTCAAAACTACCTGGCGTTGCTTCCATGATTGGTGTGTATGTATCTTCAAAATCTTCACCAAGATAACCGTCACCGCCTGGACTCGTATAGAAACCCATCTTGCAAGCTGCTAAACGACTTGCTGTTAATTCAGCTTGGCGATAACCATTTAAAGTGTGTATCTTATCCATGGCCGTTGATGTCCATGGCACGCCTCTAGTCATTTCTGGTCGTTCTTGGATGTAGGCATGGATCATTTCCTCTGCCGGCACTCTGATATATTCTTTAGTGCTTGCAGTGTATAAATAGGAATCATCGTAGGGATGGTTTTTAAATAAATGATAAGCAAGCGGTTTACCAACTGTGTTGCACTCAACGCCCATTCTGATTTTAGAATCGTTGCTATACGGTTCGTTTAATTCTTCATCTAAGTGGTCTGCTTCGATAAATTGTAGTGAATAACCGAAACGATTTTCTTTGGTCTTGACGTGTTTGACTAAACACTCGCCATCCCTTGCTAATGTTTCAATGAATAGTTTTTGTGCATCTATAAAACTTAGTTTGCCGGTTACAGTGCAGCTTTCTTTTTTGCACCACTTAGCAAATTCTCTTTCAATTATTTGGTTGCCAACTATATCAAGCTGGCCATTTTCGTCTCTAGCTTTGCATGATAATCTAATGCCTTTTTGACCGACTACATTAGATCCTAATAAAGCCAAATACCTTCGCACATACGAATCGTTGCGAGATAATTCTCTGGATCTATCACGCAAGGTTCTTAAAACTGTACTTAGTTCTGCATCAGCAGACTTTGAATTGGCAAAAAAATCAGCAAAAAGACGACCTTTATTGGCTCCAGCGTAAGATCTAAAGTTGATTTGCTTTGGTTTTTTTCTTCTTCTAAATATTCTTTGATACCAAGGCATAACTAAAATCTCGCTTTAATAATTGATGAAGTGGCTTTGCCTTTTTTAATTCTTTCCTTTTTAATTTCTTGGTTAACTTTGAAGCGATAATATTCATACCAATCTCTAATTTCTTCAGGTGTCATACGGCTTAATGATCTGCCGGCAATGCTCATGCTGGATTGGTCAATGCTTGCTCTGTTTTCTAGCATTGCTTCTAGGGCATCAACTACAATGCGAGCGTGAGATCTAGGGTCTGTTGAGTCGGCATCCAAGTTGGGTTTAACATTTACATAGCCAGTGTTTAAAACCAAACGTTGCGAAGATCCATTAGTTATATATTCCTGGTATTCGTAATCGCCTTTGGCATAGCTGGCAGTCGTATTAGATGGAACTTGAATCAAATAAGAGGTTGCTGTTTCAGTAACAATTGAATTGTTATTGTCTAGCCTTATTTCTGTTGCTGCTGATGCAAGCAATCTTAGGCTGTAACTTAATGCATAACTGCCAGTAGGATAATCGGAGACGATATCTTCTCTTTTCCAAAGCCAATTATCTCCAACCACCAGGCTATCTGGTACATCTGTCGGAAAATTATCTGTATCAAATAAATTAGACAACCGTTGCCCTCATACAATTGCTTATTAAAGCTAAGTTGCATTTTTAGGTTGTCAACAGTTACCAATCGCTAATAAAAGATTTTTTTCTAGGTGGGCGGCGGCGTTCTTTTATTAAATCTCTAGGTTGTTCTTTTTTTGTTGGCACTTCGGGTGTGTCGGTAGTATCTGTTTTTGTAGCAATTCGTTCTAAATCTGGTTGCAGTATATGCAATGCTGCTAATGCGTAATTGTAACAATCAAGAGCTTCGTTTCTTTCACGCTTTGGCACCCAAACAACTTGTTTGCGACCTCGTACATATTTGATAGCTCTCTTTTCCGATGTTAATTGTTTAAAATATTCTTCATCGGCTTGGTTTGAAAAATGAATATAGCCTGGTCCAACTTCATCAACTTGCAACCAAGAAAACAATGTCTCTTTGCAGGTATCGGTACCGACTGGGAAAAGCGATATTCTTTGTCTACCGGATTGAGTAGGGCGACCACAAATAGGTTTGCCAGCTTGGCTTTGACCTTTGATAGCAAATATTCTTCTGCCTTGACGTACTTTGGCGAAATCATAAACCGATTGAGTTTGATAACCAGAATCTATTGCCACGCAAGCAATTGACAGATCCGACAAAGATTGTCGTTGATACTTTCTTTTTAAATACTCATCGAGTTCATGCCAAACGTCATATTGCGAAGTCTCTCCCCAAAACTGTACGTGTTCAATGACAAACGATTGCGAATCCAAACCCCAACCAATGACCGACAATTCTAATCGGTCGCCTTGCACATCGACACCACCCGTAACAACTAAAACCTCATCTGGTATAAGCTCGGCGTTCCAATTCTCACGCCTTGCCATTAACCCTTCGGCTTCTATTTCTTCACCTTGATCTCGCCACACTTCACCTAATGAAGTATTAATCCAAGTCTTTAGCATTTCTGGATGCTTTCTGGCTTCATTAAAACCTATTGCCATTGCTGCCCAGGTAGACCAAGGCGAATATAACTCTGATATATGAAAACCTGCTACGGTAGTTGTTTCGTTTTCTGCTCGCCATTCGCCGTTTCTAATGAGCTGTACTTTGTGTTTTTCTTCCATAATTGCCCCACATTCTTGGCATACATAATGTGCAGTCTCAGGCTCTTTTTCTTCCCAATGAACATTGGCCCATTCCAGTGTAATAAACTCTTTACAGTGTACGCATGGCACCCAGTACTTGCGTTTGTCGCTACTTTCAAACGCCGTTTGTATGCGTGATAAACCATCAATAGTTGGTGTCGATGCCATAATGATTTTACGATTGGCAAAAGTAGTTGTACGTTTAGTTGCTAATGAAATTGGATCTCCTTCAGTTCCAGCAGAAGCCGGAAACCGATCACACTCATCGATCAATAAAATTCGGATTGGTCGACTTGCTAAACTGGCTGCGGAGTTAGCACCCGTAATAGTTAAGTTACCGCCTGGGAACTTCTTATGCAAAACCGTATTCTCTGAGTCTCTGGATCTAGGTTCTTTGACTGCATCTTTTAAAGCTGGAGAGGCCGATAACATAGGTGCCAATCTATCTTTGCTAAAAGCTCTGCCCATTTCAATTGTCGGTTGCAGACACATTATTGGGCATGGGTCCTGGTTGATATGATAACCAAGCACGTTTAAAAGTAATTCGGTGGCTCCAACTTGGCTCGACTTCATAAATACAACGGTTTCAATCTTGCGATTAGCTACGGCATCCATTATTTCTTTTAGATAAGGGGTGCGACTGGTTCGCCATAAGCCTGGTTCGGCAGACGACGTTGAAGTTAAATATCTATTCTTATCTGACCATTCGCTAACCAGAAGCCGTTTTGGTGGTTGGAACGCTTTCGCTGCTTCCGTCCATACCCATTTCAATGGATCCTGGGAGTTCTGACTTGGCAAGTTCTTCAAGTGCTTCATGTACTTCCTTAGTTAATAATTCTTCGGTGTCTGCGTAGTCGTCTAGGCCAACTACTTGATGAGCTAGCTTTGATGGCAGATTCATTAGTTTGCTTTTGACGTTAGAGACAAACTCAATCCAAGCGTTTTTTATATCTTCGGCTCTAATAAGTTCATTGCTTAATATTTCAACTTCCATTTCGGCTTTGGTAGCTTG